GCCGCTAGTTGCCGCCGCAGAAAGCGGATAAATGTTTGTTGCCGTAGTCGTGTCGTTGCTTAAAGCTGCACCGCCCACAGATGCCCATGCAGTGCCGTTGTAGCCCTCAAACTCGGTCGTAGTAGAGTTGAAGCGCAACATACCCGAAGCCGGTGTTGGACGTTGTCCAGTCGTTCCGTTTGGAATGAGCATGGCGTCTGTGCCAACGAACGATGCAGTCACCGCTGGAGAGGCAGTTCCAATGCCCAACCGGGTATTCGTGGAGTCGAAGAACAGATTCGCGGAGTTACCGAGCGCCGAAGTACCCGCTCCGTATGGGATTTGACCAGTGGTCAGCGTGGTCAGCCCCGTGCCGCCGTTCGAGACCACTAGAGTTCCAGCGACCGTAACCGCGCCTGAAGTCGCAGTTGACGGGGTTAAGCCAGTCGTGCCAAATGTAATTGAGGTGACGTTAGTTGTCGCAGCATTGCTTGCCAACAGCTTGACCGTCCCGGCTGCATTTTTGAAGTACAGCTTCTCGTCTTGTATATTTAGCGCCAGTTCGCCATCGACAAGGTTGCCTGACGTGGGCGCTGCCGCAGCCGTTGTACTGTAGTACAGCGAAATAGGTGTGAAGTTTGTAGCCGCCATTAGAATGTTCCTCCAAAGATACCAGTTGTTGCCGTCACAGTTGTTGCGGCTACAGTAGTAAACGCGCCCGTGTTTGTAGATGTTGCGCCAACAGTTCCGTTAATGTTAATCGATGCAGTGCCAGTTAAGTTTGTAACCGTGCCACTGCTTGGTGTACCCAAAGCCCCGCCAAACGTCACAAAAGCGCCAGCAGAGCCTACGTTGACCGCTAAAGCAGTCGCAACCCCAGTACCCAGTCCAGTGATGGAGCCGACCGCTGGAGTCACCGTGGTATTGCTTGCCAAGGTCAGTTGACCCTGAGCATTGACCGTGAACGTACCCACCTGAGTTGCAGAGCCATACGAAGCCGCCGTAACAGCCGTATTGGTGATGCTGAACTGCGTACCCGTAAGAGTCAGGCCAGTGCCTGCGGTGTAAGAGCCTACGCCAGCAAATTGAACCCAAGTGATGGGGGTTGTGCCTAAAGTTCCGCCAGCATTGGAGGTGCAAACCCAGCCTGTGTCAGCGTATAGGGTTCCTTGTTCAATGAAGGTGAACGCGCCGGGAACCTCCAACCAATTATCCATATCCGTTGCGCGAGTCCATGCACCCGCCGCAACCAAATAAATACCGTTGTCTTGACTCAATGTCTGGTCTTTGACCAAACACCTGTCTCCAGCAATCAACGCTACCCCGTCAATCGTCTGCGTTCCAGACAGCGTGATGTTTGCCGTCGTTGCCGCAACGCAAGAAGCCTTGGGGTCTAACCCTTGGGCTACTGCATCAACATACTGCTTGGTAGCCAAGTCAAGCGCCGCAGTTGGGTCTTGAGTCACGGTCACCGTAGTCAAACCACCCAAGGTAAGACTTGATGCGCCCAAAGCAATTGCGGTAGTACCAACAGTCACAGACGAGTTGGTCAACGATGCGTTGCCAATGTTGGTCAACGTATTGGTTGCTCCACTGATAGCCGCCCCAGTGTATGTGCCACCCGTTACAGTCTTGCCCGTGAAGGTCAAAGCCGCAGGCAAAGACAACGTGACAGTTGATGCCCCTGTTGCGGTTATTTCGTTTGCAGTGCCGTTGATAGTGGTCACCGCGCCAATTGAGGAGGCGCTGATTGTCACGTTGGCGGCGGCAGTCAACTGACCTTGAGCGTTGACGGTAAAGGTTCCGACCTGAGTCGAAGAGCCGTAGGAAGCCGCCGTAACCCCAGTCACATCAATGCTGATTGTTCCCGTTGAGGTAATGGGGCCACCCGTAAGACCAGTTCCCGTGGCAATAGACGTAACGCCAGAGCTAGAGGCAAATGCAGTCCAAGCACCGTTGTATCCCTCAAACAAACCCGTTGTTGAGTTGTAACGAAAGTTTCCTAGCGTAGATGTTCCACGTTGGCCTGTTGTTCCCGCTGGCACAACTACCCCCCCAGTGCCGGGGATTACGGGGTCGCTGGACAAAGAAATCGTTGGATTACCACTTATCCCAGTCCCGTTTGCAACGTCAATTTGGCTTGCGGTTCCCGTAATCGTTGCCGAGGTGATGTTGCCACCAGTTGAAAGAACCATAAGCCCGTTAAAGCTGGCGTTGGCAAAATTCAACACTTGACCGCTCAAAGCAATGGTTGGGTCACCCGCAATGCCGTTACCATCAGTAATTGCCAGACCCGCGCCAGAAACCGCGATAGAACGGCCTGTAAGGGCCGTAGAAGACGTTTTGACCTGAAACCCAGTACCAGAGTTCACCAAAGACAATAAAGCGCCTGTAGTGCTGATATTGAACAGTCCTTGCGCACCACCGTCAGTGATAGCCAGTCCGTTGGTTGCGCCAACATAGCGACTGTTTGCCAACTGCGGGGTTTGGTTAACAGTTAAGTAAGTGTAGACCTGCGACGGAGATGCAGAGATCGCCGCAGTGGTCGTCTGAACTGTTACACCATTTTGAACAATAGGCACTGCTTCAGTGCCTGTGATAGCACCTGCAGAAGGCAATTGGGTGATAACAACTTGTGATGACATTATGCACTCGTTGGTGGGTTAGGGGCTATTGTATCCAAGTTCCCGTTGGTTTGAGGCGTCTGGGTGTTACTTTGAGTAGAGATCTGCAACTGTGTATTCCCAGTCGTGACCAGATAGTTGTCATTTGCAGCTACTGACACATCAGGGCGCGGAAACCGAATCGTGATTCTTTCAGTTTTACGTGCAGGAAGACGGTAAGGGTCAAGTTGGTCTGCACAATTTTCGTTGCACACCCTAAGACCCGGAAAATTAGGGTCGTCGCGCATCACAGCATGAGGACGCTTCATCTTGCAACGATCGCACACCGCAATTGCAATATCTGAATATCCGCGAGTATCTAGAAATACTGGCATGCTTATCCTGTGTATGGGGCAATATTAGGGGCAATATACACCGGAGACTTATCGCGCTCTTCTTCTTCAGCTTGAGTTAAGTACTTATTTGCTTGTTGCTCTAAGTATGCCACTCGGTTCATGTCCACACTAGGCAATTCTAATGACATTTGGTGCGCCAACATGCTTACCACGGCCATGTACCAGCGCTGCGGCACCTCTAATTCTCCGTACAAGTCACCTACGTCCATAATCTGTCGTGAGTACCAAATGGTCATTTGATAAAAAGCATTCTGAGGCGTCGGCCAAAGCACAATTTCGCTTTGAGGGATGGTCCGATTAAACCAGAATTGAAACGGCTGGTTCGCAGTAAAGTTCTTGTTTGGTAGGTTGGTGTAGTCATCACGATTTAAGCGCGACATTGTGATCTCGGTGCTGTTATTGCCCAAGTACCATTCACGCAAGCTTAATGTTGTTCCGTTGTAGGCGCGAATGCGGTAATACGGCACGGTCTGGCCGTTCTCAATGTCCGTCCACACCCACTCGTTGTTTACCACGGTAATAGAGCCAAGGTCAACAAGAGTACTCCAAGTGCTATTGTCCTGCGAGTATTCAAGGATGAATGATTTAGTGCCGCTGGAGGCAGGCAGGAATCCAATTGATCCAATAAAAATCGGATTGGATGGGCCAAAGTTGATAGCAAAGTTTCCATTTGCAGAGGCTTGAGTACATACCGTGTCTACATCACCATCGTACAGATTGGCTACTGTGCCGCCTGCGGATGATGTGTACGAGCCGCTTGGTCGATTCATCCAACGATACAAAGCGTTCAGAACATCATTGCCGCCAAGAGGCAGCAAGTATATTGCTTTGTCTGCTGTGAAGCCATAGACTTTCTTGTCAATAGCCCAGTACTGAATTCCAAGATTAATCAAGCTTGACAGTAGAAAGAACAATGATTCACGAGCAGAAACGACTTGCTCAGAAGTTAACTCTTCCGCCAGTTTGCCACATCGACGAGCCCCGTGGTCAATCAGGTTCTGTACAGTAATAACTGTAGTGCCAACCGTATTTGAATAAGCCATTCTTGTTCCTTACCAACCAGGACAGTTCCATCGCTTTAATGATGCTGCTTTTCGAGTAAGATTGCCTTTTTCATCATACTTGGATCCTTCCATGCCTGACATTCGCGCACAAAAAGATTTCTTACGCGCTTCATCTGACTTTGTCTTAGGGTGCGGCGCAGGTGGTTTTAAGTTTGACCCTGTTGCACGATTAACTTTTTCACGACCTTTTGCTGTTAACCCTGCGCCGCGACTAACTGGTAGCTTTTCGCCTTTAGCCACTGAAAGTCGAACATCGCCGCCTTCTTTCTTAGCAGCACGTTTTTGAGCATACGCAATTGCAACAGCCTGCTTTACAGGCTTGCCTGCTTTGACTTCAGCTTTTATATTGCTTTTAAAAGCTTCAGTCGATTTGCTCTTAATAAGCGGCATGTTTATGCGTACCCTTTGACCATCTCCAAGATGCACCAGTAGGTGTCGCCAGAAGAGGCGTCAGCCGTGCTAAATACGATGTCGCCAGTAACACCTGCACCAGCGTTGTTGGTGATGCCTCCAAAGCCTGTCATATCAAGCATCTGCGTTGCTCCAGACGAGGACAAAAAGAACGGCACATCAGTTGTGGCGTCAAAAAACATCCTAACTTCCATGCCGTGATTGGCGATGTAGATTTTGGTGACTGTAACCCTGTCACACGCAAAGCCTGATGCACTAGGCGTTAGTGCAGAAACATCTACTTTTAAAACAGCAGACTCGCCAGTGCCGTCACTGATGTTTGTAAATTTCATGATGACCGTGCGCTCACCGTCAATAAGCGTTTGACTCGTCACTGAATCAGCCATATTTATCTCCAATTAGAAGCAAGGGCCGAAGCCCTGCTTGTTTTAACAAGGCATCATTTTGCCGCCGGCTTTGTGGCCGTGCGCAGATCCGGACATTTTTGCATATCCGCCATCTTTATAACCACCGCCGTTGCCTTTAACAACGCCGCCGGTTGCATACTTTTGCATTGCGCCACCAGTGGCCATCTTGCCGCCGTGCTTAAGCTTAAGTGAAGTGCCCTTGTCGCCCTTATGCTCTTGCATGTCGTGCTGCTTGAACGCCTTCTTAATCATGGCTTTGTCTTGCGGCATGTCAGCCTTGCCGCCTTTTTTCATAACAGGCGGTGCAGCCATGTCAGGCGGTGCAGCCATGTCAGGGCGTGACATAGGCATTGCAGCTTGAGGTGCCATCATTCGACGACGTGCCGGCATAGGCATAGGCGCAGGCATAACCATTGGAAGCGCACCTCTCTTTTCTTTCATAGCTCGACCGCCCTTTTTAAGCTTAAGCTCAACAGTCGGCTCGGTCGTTTTCATCTTAGGCATTGCTTTGTATTGACCCATGTCGTTCTCCTTATG